TGGGACGATGAACCCTTCAAATAAACCCCTGAAGCGTGTTCAAGGGCTAGAATCCTGGCCTTTCCCGACATACAAGGGTCAACCCTTGGAGCCCATTGTCTACCCAAAGAAGCCCAAAGTTGACCCACAATGGCCTGAAGCACTGTTGTAAAAATACAACACATTGAAAGAAAAGAGGAACCCAAAATTCGTTGCGTATGCTGTGATAAGAACCTGAACGACTACGAATCAACCCGGAAGCATGCCTTTACAGGAGAGTACCTAGACACCTGCAATGCTTGCTTGTCTGAGATCAATCAGATGGTGGTCATTCCGACCATCACCAGGGAAGACCTAGCAAACTGTGGGGATATTGTTGACAACCCAGAAGATGAGGACTATAATAGTCTATATAGCGAAGACATAAACGAATGATACATTAAGTATAAACTTATAATGTATCTTTGCTTAAATGTAACTATAAAGGTCTAATTGTGTCCAAAATCAAGGAATTCATCATGTCTCAGATGGAAGAATACGATCATGCACAGGCGCATGCCGAACACCAACAAGCCCAGGAGGAGGCCTTCTACGAGCATACAATCATGTCGATTGTTGACCTTATGACTGTTTACGGGTACAATAATGTGTTGTCTGCTATCAACCGCAGGTATGATGATGTAGCCAAGGCTATGGGCATCCTGGAGGAAGCATAAATGCTTTGGCTAGGTGTTGTCTTGTGGCTGATTGGCCTTGTGTTTTACTCAGGAATCAATGAATGAATGCTTTTCGTATTGTGAAATGTTCTGATCCGTTGTTGTGGTATGCTGACTACATTGGTGAAGTCTTTGCCTGTTATCGTATGGAACGACTCACAGGTGGTGACATCCTATGGACTAGGCATGAGAAGTCTGATTATGGTACACTCACGAACTGGGTGTGGGCTAAGGACGCAGAGGAAGCTAACTAACATGGAATACGAACTAAAGACAACCTTCAATGATGTTGAGTTTCTTGTCTTCTATGACTGGGTAGACGGAATGCCGGAGATTGAAGGCGTTTACCTTGTAGATGATCCAGAAGGTAACGATCTACAGTTCATGCTCTCTGACGTGGTTTTAGACGGCTTGGTGCATGCTTGTGTAGCTGAGGAATACTCCAAGCTAGACGAGGAACTAGAAAGGATTTCAGACCGATGAGTGCATGGCTCATAGCCGTTACAGGCTTCATCTACCTAGGCGTAGCACTAGAGCAGCTATTCAAGGGTAACATACCCATGTTTGTCTGCTATACCGGCTACGCATTCGCTAACATTGGACTCTATAGGATGGCATCTTGAACACCCGATTGTTGAAGAAAGTACGCAAAGCATGGAATAACCCTGATGTTCCTATGGAATTGAACAGGGCAAACATGCGAAAATGGGTCAAATCTGTTCGTTTTCTAGGTGAAAACTGGCTGTTGGCTAAACCTCTCGGGAGGAAAGATGAATCGTGATACCGTGATTGATCTAGCAAAACAGGCTAAGGTGTTCTTTGATGATCGCAGAGTAAACTATTGTTTCTATCCTAATCAACTGCTGGAGTTTGCAGCCCTTGTCGCCGCGCATGAGCGCGAGGAATGCGCGAAGGTTGCAAAGCAATGGGACAGCGATCATCCAAGCACAAACTATGGAGGTTGCATAGCCAATCTCATCAGGAGCAGGGAGTGAAACAAGAAAGCAAGTTCCTAAAGCATGTAGAGTGTCCGTACTGTGGCAGTTCTGATGCTGGAGCAGTCTACGATGATGGACACTTCCATTGCTTTGCATGTGGTAAAACAGTCCACGATGAACACCAACTAGACCATGAACGAGATCACATCAACTATTTCAAAGCCATGAGCACACTTCCTGATAAGGTTCCTGGACAGGTTCAACCGATCTCTGACCGTGGAATTTCACGACAAACATGTGAAAAGTATGGAGTCACGATTGATGGTAACAAGCACTATTACCCGTATGCTGATGAGTCTGGCAGTACGGTTGCCTACAAAGTCAGGAACACAGAAAACAAGTCCTTTGGTATCAAAGGTGACTTCAGTAAAGCCCGGCTATTCGGTCAACAACTCTTCCACTCAGGGGGCAAATACGTCACCATCACAGAAGGAGAGCTAGACGCACTTGCAGCCTATCAGATGGCAGGTAGTCAGTGGCCTTTCGTGTCGATCCGTAACGGTGCACAAGCAGCCCTGAAGGACTGCAAAGCCCAGTTTGAATGGTTGAATAGCTTTGAGACGATTGTTGTCTGTTTTGATGCTGATGAGCCAGGACGCAAGGCAGCTAAGGAAGTAGCTGAACTGTTTGGTTCTAAGGCAAAGATTGTTAAACACCTAGCAGGGTACAAAGATGCGTGTGACTACTTGGTTGCGGGGGCGGGTAAGGAATTCGTCAATGAATGGTGGCGTGCAGAAGTCTTTATACCGGACGGTATCGTACAAGCGGCTGATCTTTGGGAAGATATACGACACCCTGAGAAACCTGCTGAGGCTCAATACCCGTTCAAGGGGCTGAACAGGCTGTTGTATGGAATCCGTACAAGTGAACTGGTAACAGTCACTGCCGGATCAGGTCTTGGTAAGTCACAATTCTTGCGTGAAATCCTGCACTGTATCCTAAAAACAACAGATTTCAAGATCGGTGCTATGTTCCTGGAAGAATCTGTACGCAAGACTGCTCGTAGCATCATGTCAGTTCATGCCAACAAGATGCTTCACTTACCAGATACGAAGGTATCTGAGGAAGAACTGAAGGAGGCTTTCGATGCCACTCTGGGAACAGGTCGTGTTTTCCTTTTCGATCATTTTGGCAGTCTTGAACTTGATAACGTGGTCAACCGAATCCGTTACATGGCTAAGGCGCTTGACTGTCGCGTGGTGTTTCTTGACCATATTTCTATTGTTGTCTCAGGTCAGGACTTGCACGATGAGCGAAAGGCTATTGACAACTTGATGACGCGATTGCGTACGCTGGTGCAGGAACTTGGTATTACTTTGTTCTGTGTGTCGCACTTGCGTCGTCCGAATGGCAATGCAGGGCACGAGGATGGACAAGCAGTGTCCTTGTCACAGCTTCGGGGCTCGGGTGCCATTGCTCAGTTGTCGGATGCAGTGATCACATTGGAGCGTAACAGCATGGCAGAGAATGAAGAAGAACGACACACGACTAAAGTAGCAGTAGCTAAGAATCGTTTTAATGGGTTTACTGGGCCTGCATGTCACTTGCGTTTTGACACAGAAACTGGTAGAATGATAGAAACTGAGGAAGAAACACTATGATCAGCGTTGAACAGTTGATCAGCAGGGTATGGGACTTGGAAAGCAAATACAGCGATCTACAGAACAAATATCAACTGTTGATACATCAGTATGAGGAACTGAAAGCAAAGCATGAGCAAGCGAATCGTAATCGACATCGAGACAACACTGAATCATCAGACGATTCACTTGGCAGTAACTAAGAACATTGATACAGGTGAGATAAAAGTATGGAAAGCAGCAAGCGGCCTTTGGGACTATATCGTGGACGCTACATCACTGATCGGACACAACATAATCGGTTTCGATGCACCGATCCTAAACAGATTGTGGAAGACGAAGATTGGTTTGAAGAAAGTGACCGACACACTTATTCTGTCCAGACTGCTCGATCCATCACGCGAACAAGGCCACAGCCTAGAAGCATGGGGAAAGACGCTGGGGAAGGAAAAGATTGACTATGCAGATCGTTGGGAACAGCTACAGGGTAGGAAACAGGCTTACAAAGGGGAATGCTTTGACCATCCTGACATGGCTTTGCTTGAGGAATACTGCATAGCTGACGTAGAGGTTACTGCGAAGTTGCTAGACAAGCTGACAACGGAACTAGAACGTAAGAAGTTCAGTACCGAGTCTATCGAGCTAGAACATCAAGTAGCTGCTATACTTGCACAACAGGAACGAAATGGCTTCAAACTCGACATTCCCTACGCAACCGTGCTTCTTGCTGACATCAAGGGAAGAATGGCAGAAGTATATGAAGCAATGCAACAACGATGGCCTTCGTACGAACTGGAAAGAATCAGCGAAAAAACCGGAAAGCAGCTCAAACCAATGCTGGTTACTTTCAACCCAGGATCAAGGAAACAGATCGGAGAAAAGCTGATTGAACTAGGATGGAAACCGGACAAGTTCACTGAGAAAGGTCAGCCAATGGTTGATGAGGGTATCCTATCCAAGCTGCATTATCCTGAGGCTAAGATGATTGCTGAGTACCTGATGCTACAGAAGCGTGTTGCTCAGATTGAGTCTTGGATGGAGTCTGTAGGCTCTGACGGAAGGGTACACGGTAAGGTGATCACTAACGGGGCTGTAACAGGCCGTATGACGCACCAGAGCCCTAATATGGCACAGATTCCTAATCATGGTTCTGTGTATGGGGCTGAGTGCAGAGCATGCTGGACTGTAGAGCCTGGAACTGTGCTTGTAGGCTGTGATGCATCAGGGCTAGAACTTCGTATGCTTGCCCACTACATGAAGGATCAGGATTATGTCAAGACGGTTGTGGAAGGGTCTTCCAAGGACGGAACTGATGTCCACACAAAGAATCAGAAAGCAGCAGGACTACAGACACGAGATCAAGCAAAGACGTTCATCTACGCTTTCTTGTACGGGGCAGGGCCATCAAAGATTGGTGCTATCGTTGGTGGGTCGGCAAAGGACGGTCAAAGACTTATTGATTCCTTCCTTGAAGCGACTCCGGCCCTCAAGAAGCTACGAGATACGGTATCCAAGTATGCAAGCAAGGGCTTTGTACCGGGGCTTGATGGTCGTAAGATATGGGTTCGCTCCGAGCATGCGGCACTTAACAGCCTTCTCCAGGGTGCAGGTGCAATTGTTATGAAGAAGGCTTTGGTCTTGTTGTCGGACAAGATCAAGGCTAATAAGTGGAATGCTAAGTTCGTAGCCAATGTGCATGATGAGTGGCAGATTGAAGTCACTGAAGCACATGCTGACGAGGTTGGTAGGGCTGCTCGTCAGTCCATTATCGAGGCAGGGGAGCACTTTAAACTTAGGTGTCCCCTAGACGGAGAATACAAAAGTGGACGAAACTGGGCTGAAACTCACTGACAAGAAGTACGTTGTACTTATCTTGACAGAAGATGAACTTCAGTTTAAGATCAGTGACAATCTGACGCTAGATGAAGCAGCAATGATGCTTTATGGCTGTCTAGATTACCTGAGTCGTGTGCAGGGTCTTTACGAAGA